GGCTAAGGAAGCAATTCCGGGACGTAAAAATCCGCTTCTTCGCCTGTGGCGAATATGGAGAAAACACACTCCGTCCTCACTACCATGCGATCCTCTTTGGGATCGACTTCGCGGATAAAACTCCGCACTCAAAGTCACAAGGAAATCAAACTTATGTCTCTGAAAAACTCAATGCCCTATGGGGCAAAGGCCACTGTCTCATCGGAGCCGTCACCTGGCAGTCCGCTGCCTACGTCGCCCGCTACGTCATCAAAAAGGTCAACGGCCAAAAGCAACGTGACCACTACCGAACAATTAACCCTAAAACTGGCGAGGTCTACGATCGGCAACCGGAATACATCAATATGTCGCTCAAGCCCGGAATCGGCGCGTCATTTCTTGAAAAATTCCAATCCGATCTCTATCCCTCAGACTTCGCAGTCGTACACGGAAAACGTAAAAAAGTTCCTGCGTATTACGACAGAAAACTGGACAAAACCAATCCGCAACTTCTTGAAGAAGTACGGGCCGTTCGATCAGCCAAAGCTAAAACGCCTACCTCTCGCGCAAACCGCACTCCCGAACGTCTTCACGTACGTGAGACAGTCCAAAAAGCACGCATCAATCAACTGAAAAGGAAAATCTAAATGCTGAAAAAAATGTATTCCGTCTTTGACAAAAAGGCCCAAATCTATGGCACTCCATTTGTTACCGCAAACGAAAATCTTGCGCTTCGCTCGTTCTCTCGCGTTGCTAATGATCCCACCCACGATATCTGCCTGTTCCCTGACGATTTCACACTCGTTTATCTCGGAGAATTCGACGAGGACACAGGACAAATCACTCCCGTCCCTCATGGACAAACCATCGCAACCGCTTCGCAATTCACTAAACAAGGAGTCTAAAAATGGCCTTCGGAATCCCTACTCAATCACACGGGTCGCATATGACCCATCAATTCAGCCAAGTTCCAAAAGCTGAAATCCCTCGTTCTACCTTTGACCGTACTCACGGCTACAAAACTACGTTCGACGCTGGCTACCTCGTCCCCTTCTTAGTGGACGAAGCTCTTCCAGGCGATACCTTCAAAGTACGCATGACGGGCTTTGCACGTCTCGCAACACCTATATTCCCAATCATGGATAACATGAAAATGGACACGCAATTCTTCAGCGTTCCAATCCGCCTTGTCTGGGACAACTGGCAAAAATTCAATGGTGAACAAAAAAATCCTGGCGACTCCACGGACTTCACCATCCCGCAACTCACAACAACTACAGGCTTCGAAGAAAGCAGTCTCGAAGACTACCTTGGCCTGCCTATCGGCCCGGCCAATCTCTCTGTCTCTGCACTCTGGCATCGTGCATATAACCTAATCTGGAACGAATGGTATCGGGACGAAAATCTTCAAGATTCACTCGACGTACCTACAGGCGACGGCCCCGATCTACATTCGTCCGGACAGTACAATCTCATGCGGCGCGGCAAGCGCCATGACTACTTCACGTCCTCTCTACCTTGGCCTCAAAAAGGCCCAGGCGTAACTATTCCGCTTGGCGGAAGTGCACCCATTATTCCTAGCTCCCCTGGAGCCTCGCCCACCTTTAAATTTGCTAGCGGGCCAGCTGACCAGCATTTGGTCAGCATCTCTAGCCAATCCGCTTATTTCTCCACTAATATCAGTGGCAATAAGGTGGCAGAATGGGATCAGTCGGGATTAACAGCCGACTTAACACAAGCAACCGCCGCAACAATCAACAGCCTCCGTGAGGCTTTTCAAATTCAGAAAATCTTCGAGCGCGATGCTCGAGGTGGTACTCGCTACACTGAATTAATCCGTTCACACTTCGGCGTCACTTCACCTGACGCCAGACTCCAACGTCCTGAATATCTCGGCGGTGGGTCTACTGACGTAAACGTCACGCCTATTCCGCAAACGTCCCCTACGGGCACTTACGCGGATACACCACAAGGCAATCTTGCAGCCGTAGGTACTGCAACGATTCACGGTCATGGCTTCACGGCCTCATTTACAGAGCACTGTCTAATCATCGGCATCGTGTCTGTACGGGCCGACATGACCTATCAACAAGGCCTCAATCGTATGTGGTCTCGCAAGACCCGCTTCGATTACTACTGGCCTGCTCTCGCCCATCTGGGCGAACAAGCCGTCCTGCAAAAAGAAATCTTCACAGACGGCATTCCAGCCAACGACGATAAAGTCTTTGGCTATCAAGAGCGGTATGCTGAATACCGCTACAAACCTTCTCTTATTACCGGAGAATTCCGGTCTACCGCTGCGCAATCCCTCGACTCGTGGCATCTCGCACAACACTACGTAACTGCACCAGTCCTCGACGAGCAATTCATCGTCGAAAATCCACCGGTTGACCGTGTCATCGCGGTTCCATCTGAACCGCACTTTCTATTCGACTCGGTCATCCGCATGTCCTGCACACGACCCATGCCTGTCTATGGCGTACCTGGACTAATTGACCACTTCTAAACATGGAAATATTCGACCTTTACTATGCGTCGATAGTGGCTATGCAATTCCACCCCGGCTATCGCCGGGATGGAAACTTCCTCACACTTGAGGACTGCGCACAAATCGCTCTCGACATGCTCGCAATCAGAAACAGACTGGAGAAACAATCATGCCTGTCGTCACAGCCGGACTAATCGCCGGTGGAGTCTCAGCGTTAGGCGGCATTGCCGCTAATCGAACGACTGCAAAATCCACTCAACGGCAAATGGACTTCCAAGAACATATGTCATCCACCGCACACCAGCGCGAAGTCGCTGATCTACGTGCGGCTGGTCTCAATCCAATCTTGTCCGGAACAGGGGGCATGGGGGCATCCACCCCCACTGGTTCAAGCTACGTCGCTCAGGACGTGGCTACACCTGCCGTCAACTCTGCTATGACAGCGTCCAAAGGTGTCCAGGAAACTAAAAACCTTGGGCTGCAACAAGAAAACATTGCTGCACAAACTCAAAACGTTAAGGCTGATACTGCAAACAAAATTCAGCAAAACGATCTGATTCATTCCCAACGGATGACAACAGATACACAAGCAACAGTTAACGTCAACTCTGCAACTAATCAGCTTGCACAAGCTGGCCTCGCCAGAAAACAAGCTGAAAAAGTAGCGTCCGAAATCAGTAATCTCGACGCTCAATCAAAATCTAAACTACAAGACATTGTCGAGTCCAAAGCTCGCACAAGTCTTCTCGGAGCTAACGCCCAATCTGCCGCCGTCGAAGCAGACGCGGCGCGTTGGGCACAACAAAATGGACTTACTCATACTATGAAAGTCCTAGAAGCCGGCGGCGCCGGCGCAAAGGCACTCAGTGACCTAATACCTGCAAAAAAAATCATCACCATCGGCAAATCAATTCTCGGCAAATAAACAACTTAAAACCGAAAGGAAAAACTATGTCTCTCAAACTCAGAAAACTAAATCCAAAACCACTAAACCAAACAAACCAACAAATACACTCTACCTACTCAACAAAACTAAAAATCTCACTAACATTCCCCGAAAATTCCCGATGGACTAAACAATCATTCAAACAAGAAAGCGACATCAATAACATCATGGGTCGCTATCTCTCAAGCGGGGAAATCCCCGCAATTAATCAAACTGCTCCGCAATATCTCAACTCAGAAGGCTCAGATTTCCAATCTGCTATGGAGTTCGTCGCTGGCGCGCAATCCATGTTCGCTGAAATGCCTTCAACTATCCGGAATCGCTTCCAAAACGATCCCGGCCAATTCTTGGACTTCTGCTCCAACGAAAACAATAGGCCAGAAATGGCCTCTATGGGCCTTCTACGCGACGAAGTCGCACTGGCCTATATCTCACCCTCAACAGGTGAAAACAAACCTCTCAAAACCTCTATAAACCAAAACGACGGGGTTGCCCCCCCCGAGCCAAAAAACAGTAGCTCTACTTGATGTCTACTGTAACCAGTGACACCAAGTCACTGAAAATAGTCTAAGCTGGGAACGTGTCGGGAAGATTCACCTCCCGATGCGTTCGCGGCTTCAACTAAAACCCTGAAAGGAATCAACAAAATGAAACGTCACAAAATGTCTAAACAATCATCGCGTCGCCAGTTCACTAAAACTGCGTCGCGTAC